CGGAGGCCTGCGCATTGCCGGAGACCCGCGCATTGCCGTAGACCTGCGCATTGCCGGAGACCTGCGCATTGCCATAGACCCGCGCATCGCCGGAGACCTGCGCATTGCCGGAGACCTGCGCATTGCCGTAGACCCACGCATTGTCGTCGTAGGAAAGGTTATCTTCCTTCTCAATAAATCCGCCGAGTTCTCCCTTCTCAACGTCGCCAAAAGCGACGAGAGCCTTAATACGGAACAGTTTCTTCCCGAAAACGTTCGTTACAAATTCGGCGGTAAGTTCAAATTTCTTCATGGCTAGATGCCTCCTTAAAATACAGTCCGCACAGCAGATTCAGCGCCATCAGGGCGGCGAGGGTGGTGGGGGTGTTTTGCTGTCTTGCATCAAGGTTCCACCTCCGTGCTACATTCAGTGAACAAGTAATCCAGCGTGCAGCCTTTGAGCGCCCCTTGAATGGCTTTCATCTCGCGCAGGGTAAATTGGGAGTGCCCGGTCAGTTTGTTTTGCATGGTAGCGCGGGAAATTCCAATATGCTGCGCAAGGTCTTGCTGCGTACAACGCTGCTTTTTAAGCTCAATCAATAGGTTTGGGAACACTGGGTTTCACCTCCTTCAAAAGCTCGTCTACCGTGCAGCCGTAAAGTTTGGCAATGTCCGGCAGCTTTTTGGTGCTGGGTGCGTTTGCGCCTGTTTCCCAAAAGTAAACTGCAGCGTCAGACACATTCAGCGCTTCCATTACCTGCCGGACTGAAAGCCCGGCTTTTTCCCGCAGCACTTTGTACTGCGTGTATTCCTTCATTAAATCACCTCCAAAACTTAGTTTTATATCTTGACAACTAAGCTATAATTAGATATTATTGAATTGCAACAAACAATAACTTTCCAAAGACCGCTATTTTGTGGCCTTAGCTTTTGCTTTGCCGTCAAGCTATGTTTCTATTATAACTAAGTTTTCTAAGAATGTAAAGAGTAAACTTAGAAATGATAGAAATATAGCACATTGCACAAAAGGAGTGTGCTTAGCTGTGCGAACGATAGACAAGATCAACTACTATTTAACTAAAGAAAACAAAAATGGCGCAGATTTGTGTGAATACCTGGGGGTAAGTAGCGGGGTGTATAGCCAATGGAATACTGGACGAACCCACCCCAGAAAATCAAAGCTGCCTATCATAGCCGAATATTTGGGTGTTGAAGTTTCTGACATTCAGGGCGATGACACCAACAAAAAAGAAAAGCCCACCGCACAAGGCGGTGAGCTCACTGAAAAAGATGTGGCACTTATTAATATGAAACCATTAACAGAAGAACAAAAACAACAAGCAATGGACATTGCCAAACGGATTGACATTTGCGTAAAAGAATCAGGAATGAAAAAAACAGAGTTTTACGAAAAATCCGGTATTTCGTCCGCAAATTTCAACTATTGGAGTCACGGAACAAACTACCCTCGTCAAAAAAAACTTGCTGATGCAGCTAAATGCCTTAATGTAAGTGTTCAATATCTCGAATACGGCGATGAACAAACAAAAAAGCCCACCGCACAAGGCGGTGAGCTTATATCCGATTTGCCCGAAAACATTCAAGAACTCATTTCTATTTGCTTGCAGAACCCGGATTTTACTGTTTTGCTATTAAATCTTGCGCAGCGGATGCAAAATCCGCCAGCTGATCCGGCGTAAAGGTATGCAGGATTGCAATTAGCTTGCTGATGTTTTCCGCCTGTTCTGCCGCAGTATATTTCTTTGTTTGCATATGTTCCTCCTAGTGTGTGTTTCTCTCTTGAGTGGGGTTGTATTATTTGCCTTCCCAATCCGGATATTCAATACACTGCAAATCATTGTAGACGGGTGAAACGCTCCAGCTAATCCAGAGGCTTCCAGAAATGACTTTTCCCCGCTCTACATCCTGATTCCATGCAATGATTTGTTCATACAGGCGTTCTTTCGCGATATCATCCGTATATTTAACAGTTTCAATCTGGTGGATGATTCCCTGATAACGTGTTTCAGCGCTGATTTTGTCCGCTTTGTATCCTATTCGGTAAGCGAGCGCAGTTGCGCCGAAAACCACAGCGCAAACGCCGGATGCTATTGCAAGCACAAGCGCCACGAAGAAAACGATTTGTTCTCCAAACGCATCGAGCAGCGCATATGAAATCCAGCCAAAGACGATGGTTAAAATCGCAAGTAATACAATAAGTAGCATACTTTATATCCTCCGTTCAGATTTTGTCATCAAAGGCCCATGATTTTCTTCGCAACAGCTCCAAAAGAAGATTTGGAAGTTTCGCTTTCAAAAGCGGGGCTGATTCCATCATCGGTGAAGTCGTTGCTTTGGTTTTCCGCTTCGTGGAGGGTCATTTCTTTATCTAACCGCACGATGATTTCAAGGTTCAGCTGCGCGGTTCCCTTTGCAAAGTTCCGCATTTCAAAGTGCGTTACCCAGGGTATCACATAATCATCAAGGCAAATCTGGCCCTGATCGTTAAACCGAAACAGTGCAAAGTTATGGTCTGAGTGCGAAACAAGATTTTTATTCACTTGGCCCATTGTTTACCCCTTAGTTGTAAGTTGTCGTTTTGACAACTTTGTGTTGTACTTACATCTTATTACAGATTGCCGTAACGGTCAATTAGCAAAACGCACAAATTTCAGGTTTCGCGCTTTACTGTCCGGTTTTTCGGCCTTTTGCGTCCGTGCTTTGGTGGGGTGGTTAAATCAGGCAGTTTCATGGCTGTTTTCCCTCCGTGCTCGGTCTTGCAGCACAGCGCGATACAAGGCTTCAATGGTTGCCGCATTACGGTTTTGGTAATTCTTGAGACGTTCCACGTTATTCATTGTTGATTCCTCCTGTGTTTTTTGACTACAGTAAGAATCTTAACATGTTTTTTATGCCATGGCTTCCATTTATTTCCATGGCATTTTTTGGAGAAATATTTCTTTATATTTTCTTAATTGTTACGGTATAAAAATTTTACCGCATTTGAAGTGCAAAACATGTAAAAAATTGAGGGTGATGAAATGGAAAGTAAAGCTGATTTCCGAGAACGTGAAGGACTTATTCTTTCGCAGTGCCGGTTGGAATCCGGGCTTTCGCAAGAATATGTAGCCCGGCAGATGGATGTGAACATCCGCACGGTGCGCAACTGGGAAGAAGGGCTTTCCCCCATCCGAAACGATGATCTGTTGATGTGGTTCGCCGTCTGCAAACAATCTCCCTGGCGCTGGCTGCAGCGCATCTGGATGCCGTCTGCATTCAGCGATACCGATACTCCAAACTGGACGGACGAGCAGGTAGACAAGGCGCTTTCTGATTATATCGCTCAGATGCCGGGCCTGTACAAGCGCCGCCTGCTGTATATCCTGTGTGGGGCGCATGGGAGCGATTGGGCAGGCCAAATAGATTTGCTGTGTGCTAACGCTCATACGTCCATGCGGAGCCGTGTACGCGTCTGTCAGGCCGTAATACAGAACTACCGGATAGATACCGCAACTGGGGATGACCCCTGCCCAAAAAGCACCAAGCCGGACTTTGACCGCCTGCAAATATGCCTGCAAGCCGGAGAAGCTGCCGTTCTGGCAGGCAACGGCGAATATAACGCAAGGGAAAAATAAAAAATCCCCTGCCGGTGGTGCCACACCAGCAAGGGATAAAGGGCCGTCAACATGAAAAGTTGACGGTTTCATTATAAAACATTTTTCGGAGGGCTGCAAGATGAAAAAGGATTTGACAGTTGGGCTCTTTCACAGAAAAGACGGAAGATACCAGCGCAAAGAGATGATAGGTGGCGTTTGGAAAACCTTTTCAGCTAAGACACCAGCAGAGGTCTGGCAAAAGGTTGAGGATGCCAAAGAAGAGCAGGAAGAAAAGGAACGAATTGAAGAAGAGCGTTCAAATGCTGGGCCGCTGTTCAGCGAAATTGCAAAAGAATATATCCGCGTTGTGCAGGGCATGAAAAGCGGAACGCAAAAAAGCTACCTGCCTGCCGTTAAGCGGGCTACTGACGAGTTTGGCGAATACCACATGCGGGAAATTGAGCCTTACATGATCGCGGAATTTCTGCGCGGGCCTGAAATGGCCGGGCGGGCTGCTACAACGGTATCAAACCAAAAGACTGTGATAAACAACATCTTCCAGTATTGGATCGACAGTCCAAAGTGGCGCGGAGATGTAAACCCGGCAACGCAAACTAAAATGCCGCGCGGCCTGCATAAGGGCAAACGACAGCCCCCTACAAACGAGCAAGTGGCAGTGGTAAAGGAACATTACCTTGACCCCGATGCGCTCCCTGCGGTGGCTTATCTTTGCACTGGCGAGCGCAAGGGCGAAATGTGCGCCATACAGCTGCGTGATATTGACTTTGATAAAAACATCATCCACATCACAAAAACGATAGAGCACAAGGGCAATGCCGCTGTGATAAGGGATTATGGCAAAACCCCGGCAGCAATCCGGCAAGTGCCGCTGCTTTCCATGCTAAAAGAAACCCTACAGCCCATCCGCAAAATGCCAAAAGACACATACATTATTGGCCTTGATACAAAGCCTGTAAGCAAAAGCCGCTATGATCGTATGTGGCAAAAGTTCTGGCGAAAATACGGCGTGGCAAAGCCGGTGCCCAGAACCAAAAGCGTTGTAAAGCACGGCAAGAATGTAACCGTTGCATATACTGATTGGAAAGTTCCTGTGTGTGGGCACCAATTCCGGCACGAATATGTCTGCATGCTTGCAATGGCCGGTGTGCCGGAAGAGATTGCAATTCAGCTTGTGGGCCATGCAAACGCCAAAATGATTCATGAAGTTTATTTAGCCCTTAAGCCCCAAATGATTGAGGAAGCACGGGAAAAGCTTGAAGCTATTTTGTCAAATGTTAATTAAGGGCTGTCCCTACTTAATGTTGCAAAAAAAATTTTATGCGCTGCGGTGGTTCAACCACTTCGGCGCATTTTTTTGCACCAAATCCGCACCAAAATCCCGATAACACGGATTGCAAAACAATGTATAAAATTCTTGCACCATGAATGCACCATGAATAATATACATTTTTGAACGTTTTTGAACAGATTTGAACAAAGAAAAAACCGCTAAGCATCGTCACTTAGCGGTTTTTTGTCGGTGCAACAGCCGTATTCATTTTGGTCCGAGTGGCGAGAGTCGAACTCACGGCCTCTTGAACCCCATTCAAGCGCGCTACCAAAACTGCGCTACACCCGGTCGAACGTGGGCTGCTGTCATCAACAGGTATTATTATAACAGGCTTCTAAAGAAAGTCAAGCTTTTTTCTAAAAAATTTTGATTTTTTTCGTATTTTTTCTTTTTCAGTTTTCTTTTCATCGTTCTGCCATACTTTTTTCCTGCTGGCAGCAGCTCACCTGTTTATAGTGGCTGCGTTTTCATGCGATTAGTGCCTGCATCAGGCCTTTGTGTTCTCCTGCTGCAGCTGGCTCTGCGTTTCTTCGGGCAGCAGGTTCGTCATACTCTTCAGGCTGATGCCGATGGTGGAAAGATTATGCAGCATAGCCGAGGTTGCCGGCTGCAAAATGCCCAGTGCGCCCAGAATGATCAGGGCAGAGTTAAAGCTCAGCACAAAGCGATAGTTGCTCGCCACACGGCGCTGCATGGCGTTGGCAATGCTCTTGAGCTGCACCAACTCTTCCAAGCTGTCGGCTTTGATGGTAATATCGGCAATTTCGCGTGCAATGGCTGCGCCAGAGTTGATGGCGATGCCAACATCGGCAGCAGACAAAGCCGGTGAATCGTTGATGCCGTCGCCGATCATGACAACGGTATGCCCTTCTGCCTTTGCTTTTTGGACATACTCTGCCTTATCTTCCGGCAGAACCTCCGAGAAATACTGATCAACGCCTACCTGGCGGGCAATCGCGGCTGCGGTGCGGTCACTGTCACCGGTCATCATCACAGTGTTGGTGACACCGATGGCGCGCAGCTGGCGCAGCACATGGCGTGCTTCGGGGCGCAGCGGGTCCGCAATGCAGATAACGCCCACCAGCTGGCCGCAGGCAGCCAGATACAGGTGCGAATGTTCCGGTTCCAGATCGTCAAACTTCTGCTGTTCCGCAGCGGGAATGACGCACTTTTCATCCTCGAACACAAAGTGATGACTGCCGATCACAACGCGCTCCCCGCGCACGCGGCTTGCAATGCCGTGGGCCACAATGTACTCTACCTCGGTATGCATCTCCTCGTGGGTAATGCCGCGCTCCTTGGCAGCACGCACCACGGCGTTTGCCATGGAATGCGGGAAGTGCTCTTCCAAGCAGGCGGCCAGCTTGAGAACTTCCTCCTCATCACACCCGGAGAACGGCACAACCTTGACCACTTTAGGACTTGCATGGGTCAGGGTACCGGTCTTATCAAACACAATAGTATCCGCCTTGGACAGGGCTTCCAGATACTTGCCTCCCTTGACGGTGATGTGGTAGGAACCGCATTCACGCATAGCAGACAGCACGGCCAGCGGCATGGAAAGTTTAAGTGCGCAAGAGAAATCGACCATCAGAATCGAGATTGCGCGGGTTACGTTGCGGGTGAGCGCATAGGTCACGACCGTACCAGCCAGACACCACGGCACCAGGCGATCCGCCAGCTCCAGGGCGTGGTTTTCCGTGCCGGACTTGAGCTTTTCGGACTCTTCGATCATAGATACGATCTTATCGTAACGGCTGGCACCATCCACGGCGTTTGCAGCAAAAACGCATTCGCCTTCCTCAACAACAGTACCTGCATAAACTGTCGCACCCGCAATCTTGCGTACCGGCATCGACTCACCGGTCAGGGCCGCCTGGTTGACCATGGCTTCGCCCTCGATCACGGTGCCATCCAGCGGCACCATGTTGCCAGAACGCACAATGATCTCGTCCCCCGCCTTGACCTTGGTGATGGGCATCAGAACTTCGGTCCCCTGACTGCGCACCCAAACACGGTCAACGTTCAGGGACATGCTGCGAGCCAGATCATCCAGGCTCTTTTTGCGTGTCCATTCTTCCAGCAAAGCGCCCACATTGAGTAGGAACATAACGGAACCGGCGGTATTAAAGTCACCGCGCAGCAACGATACACCGATAGAAAGTGCATCCAGCACTTCCACTTCCAGCTTGCGATGCCACAGGCAGACCAGACCACGGCAGATAAATTCAATTGCTTTGAACACCGTGATAACGGCCCGCACCGGAGCAGGCAGAAACAGCTTGTGGAACGCACGGAACACCACCAAGTTGACAAAACGTTCCTGGTATTCCTGGTTGATCTTACGGCTGTCAGCCGAAGTAACCAGTGAATCCAGTTCCGGGTTATCAAACTTATAATGGCTCAGCACCGTTACTGCACCCGCACGGCTGCCCTTATATTTGATTAGAACATCGCCGGTGCGTTCATACACTTTGGCATGTTCAATGACTTCCGAATGGTTCAGGTATGCTTCCAAAACATCTGCACGGTGCAGGGTCATACGCACGGCATTTACATGCACACGCATACGGCCGCGGCTTTCATGCAAAATTGTACATTTCATAGTTGTATTTCCTTATTCAGCTTTCCCAACTGCCAATTCTGGCACAGCGATAAAGGCATCATCCGTTCAGCCGCTGTGCCCCACCACATAAAAAGGGCCGCCTGCAGGCGGCCCAAAAGAAGCAATTATTCTGCGGCGCTTTCAGCAGCGTCATCAGCGATAACTTCCTGTTCAGCTGCGGCTGCGCGGGCTTCGTTGATGGCCTTTGCATCTGCCAGAATGTCGCCAGCCTCTTCCTGAACGCGGCTGACCGTCTCCATAGTGCAGTCTTTCATACGCAGAACGGCTGCGGTGGTCTGGGTATAGACCTTCTTAGCGTCCTTGCTGGCCAGGATTTTGAAACCAGCGGAGCCAAACAGCATACCACCAACAAAAATTGCTACCTTCTTTACGTTCACCATAATACGTTGAACTCCTCTCTATTGATTCGACATTCCCAGGGTGTGCAAGCTGCTGCATACATTCCCCGGCTGCAATTGGCGATGTTTTACAAGATTAACTCCTTGCAAAAATCTTTATTCGCAAGTATAACGTATTTTACACTTTTTACAAGTGCATTTTGGATAAAAAATGTGCCGTCTGGTTTTATTTTTGAAAATTCTATGTTCCACGTTCCACCATTTTGCCCAGTTTCAGCCCACCGCTGCTGTGCGTTTTGCTGCGCTGTAATTCCACATCAGGCAATCGTTTTTTCTTCCGGCAGCTGGTCAGTGCGCACGCGGCGGCATTCCCGCGGGGTAATGCCTTTTTCGCGCTTAAACATTGCCGCAAAACGGCTGGGGCTGTCGTACCCAACTCGCTGTGCAATCTCCAAAATGCTCAAATCCGTTGTGAAAAGCAGCTGTTCCGCATGCTGCACACGGCAGCGGCGCAGGTAAGTATTGATTGGCAAGCCGTACACCTGTTTGAATGCCCCTTTCAGCGAAGTAAGAGAGATATGATACCGCTGCGCCAGTTCCGCCTGGGTTACGCGGCTATCGAGATGTTCCACCAGATACTGGTGCACCTGCTGCACACACTCGGCCTGTTCTTTGTACAGATAGGCCGAAGCTGTGGACATGGTTTCCGATTCATTCACTTTCTGGCTGCGGCTCATTTTCTTCCACCTCCGTTTCGGCAAAGAGCGCGCCAAAATGTTCCCTGTAATCCCGGTCAGGAAGCGCTGCAATCAATGCCAGGGCCGCATTGCGCCGTTCATCTGCACTGACCGGGAACGGATATTCCGGCATAGCGGCAAGGGTTGCATCCAGCAAGCGGCGGTAGTAGTTTACGGTAAACGCACCGCGGTCCGTCAGATAAATTTTGCCATAGTGCCGTTTTACCACCATACCGTCCCGCATGAGAATGTTCAGGATATGCACAACCGAAGGTTTGGTAACCCCCAGTGTACTGGCAATCTGACGGGAAGATACATCCGGGGTTGCTGCAGCTGCATTGCTGATTGCAAACAGATATCGCAGGTGGGCATCGCTCAATGCCATGTTCATCACTCCATATCAAGCAGCCCGCACCATAGTGCAGCTGATAAAAAATGCGGCGGGCCGCCGGGAGTGCTGCTTGCGGCCCCCCCCCCGCGGGGCCCGGAA